CCATTATCAAACACTATATTATTGGTTATATTCACATTTCTTCCAAACGAAGCATCTTTTCCAACAGTAAGATTACCGCCAAATGAGGCATCGCGTATAACAATAAGATTTCCTCCAAACGAAACATCGTTTAATACACGCAGATTCCCAGTGATTCTCACATTCCCCCCAAACGAGGCATCTTGTAACACTGTAAGATTTCCTCCGAAAGAAGCGTCTCGTAAGACATACAAGTTGCCTCCAAACGAACCATCGTATAATACACGCAGATTCCCAGAGATTCTCACATTTCCACCAAACGAGGCATCTTTTAACACGGTAAGATTACCGCCGAAAGAAGCGTCTCGTAAGACAAACAAGTTGCCGCCAAATGAACCATCGTTTAATACACGCAGATTCCCAGCGATTCTCACATTTCCTCCAAACGAGGCATCTTTTAACACGGTAAGATTTCCTCCGAAAGAGGCGTCTCGTAAGACATACAAGTTGCCGCCAAACGAACCATCGTTTAATACACGCAGATTCCCAGTGATTCTCATATTCCCTCCAAACGAGGCATCTTTTAACACGGTAAGATTTCCTCCGAAAGAGGCGTCATTCAACACAAACAAGTTGCCTCCAAACGAGGCATCGTTGAATACGCGCAGATTCCTACTCACTAGTACATTCCCAAAAGAGCCATCCACACTAGCAATTGCCGAAGAACCTACTTCTATCCATTTATTTGGGGCAACCACAAATTTGACCGATGTTTTCGCTCCGGATATCCCAAATGTATTTGCAGATGTAATTGTTCCATAAGTAACAAGTCCATCCGAAGCATCCGAATATAAAGTAGCAGTATTGGTTGCTGATATAGATTTATAAAAGGTGATTTCACTTCCTTCCAGTCGTGAAGAAGCAATTTTGGGCAAATTGATACTGATATCTCCAGATGCTGTGATGTTATATAGTTGATTCATTGGCACGCTTAATGTCGTATTTCCACGAATCACTCCCGTTTTTTGTAAAACCACGTCTCTTAACTGAAAATCTGAACCGTCCACACGTACATTCCCTCCAACATACACTCCGTTCGAAAATGAAGCGTCTTTGTAACAAGTGATGTTTCCATTAAACGAGGTATCTCCTAAAACGTATACATTTTTATTAACAGTAATTGATGCGTTTGCATATATGTTTCCGTTAAACGAACTATCACCTAATACATTCAATCTACCGTTTCGAACAATCAAGTTTCCGCTGACATCTACGAACCCTAGTACATATGTTTGTTTGAAACGGTTCGAATTATTTGGGTCAGATAACCAATTCGACATTTATATAAAATATTGTATATAATTATTCGATGGTTTATTCCATGCGTGGTATAACGCAAGTGCCTTTGGCATAACGCAACTAAGAGCGAGGCGTTATTCGCACGGTATAGGCTAGAACTGCCATATGAATCCGGAATGCTGATAGACGTTTCCGTTGATTTCGAGTTTATAACTATTGAGTGAACCATCAGTCGAAATGTTTAGTTTGTCAATGTATACGTTTCCAATCATATCCACCGCTACATTACCACGAGTGGTAGTTTTTCCTACGGCGAAATTGTTTAATATATATGTGTTTCCAAGTATACCCAGACTACTATCAATGATCTGTATGTTATTGGATGCGTCTGTATCGGAATATTTTTTGATGAGTATACTGCTGATATCCACTGCACCGGCTCCGATTGTAAAATTCGAGTTTGCCTGATCGGTTGAAGATGTTACAGTTAATAGTCCGGTTTTGATATTGCCGTTGATAGGTATTGTGATCGCGCCCACATCTAATTTTATTACGTTGGTGTTTCCCGGCGCTTTGAACAAATATCCATTTGTATCATCGGATATCACAAACAATCCGGCAAGCGGATTTGCACTATTATCCACGAAACGTAAACCAGCCCCACCAGATTTTTGATATTGTCCAAACCCGCCGTCTACATCATTAAACGAAATATATCGTCCGGCATTGATTTTTTCAATACTTACACCTTGTCCTCCAAGAACAATGGAATCATCCCCGCCTCCAATTTTAATAATGTTTTTCGAATTTTGAGTTGTACCGTTGTTCCCAATATAAATGGTTCTCGGCTGTAATGGCTCTTGGTTTAATCCGCGTGTTCCAATATAAATATCGGAACTATCTGTCGCGCCTTCATAGAATTTCGAATATAGTATTTTATCACTCTTGACCATCACATTTCCATTTAATTCGATGTTTCCAAATATACTTACGTTTCGGTTAAACGATGCATCACCATATATAAAGACATTAGCAGAAAAAGACGCGTCATTGGTTACAAACAACTGATTGTTCAGGAACACATTGCCGTCTACGCGCAGATCGCGATTCAACGATAGATCATGAATTACCGTCAGATTTGCGCCAAATGAAGCATCGCCGAGGACAAAGACTCGATTGTTGAGGTACACATTGCCGTCTACGCGCAAAACACCATTCATTGAAGTGTCTCGTGCGACAAAAAGGTTTGCGTTTAAAGAGGCATCTCCATAGAGATACATGTGTTTGTGTAACTGTATGTTCCCATTGACAGATACATCGCGATTAAACGACGCATCATTCATAACCACCATATCGTGGTTGGCGACAATTTTGCTATCTGTTGAATTTCCAAGATAAATGGCCGACGCATCTCCACCCATAAAAATGTGTTTGGCGGTTTGATTCAGTAAATAAAAATCGCGATTGGTGGAAACTAATTTACCATTGTCATTTATACATACATCTCCTGAAACACGAACCGTTCCTGAAATATCCATTACATAATTGTTGGCGTTGTTCAACAGGGCTGGACAAAATACGTGGTAAACGTCGGATTTTCCGTAGGTAGGTTGGCCATACGACGCAATTTTCTGTGTAATAATAAAATTGTTTATATCCCGAAACACGACATTGGTAAGGTCAAAACTAGGGTCGACCAATATATTTGCGTTGCCAGATGAATTGAGTATATCAAACGGCACGATATCCCAACTACGATTTCCGTTGCTCGTATAGGCAATGACCCCGTTTTTTCCAACCGCGATGGAGGTGTTCGTATCGTATACATAGATACTATTCAAATCGTAATTCACTGAGACATTTGACCAATTGACACCGCCGTTTGTTGTATAGGAAATGGTATTACCTGTGATTGCGGACACGTAATTCTCATTGTATGTCGAAATCTGTTTATAATAGAATCCCGATGGATTCGTATAGGTGATATCGAGAGCGGGAGTAGTGTTGATGTCAGAATATCGGCGAATGGAATTATCGCAAATGACAAAGAGTGAATTATTATGACCCATAATCTGTTGAATTGTGGAAGAGAGAATCGAAAAGGTTCCATTGGTATACGTGTCATATACGATACCCGTATTTGGCGGAGTGTTGTATATATTTTGCGTGTCAAACCAATACACTACATTTGCCGTACTGATGAAAATACGGTTGGTGTTGCTTACATAGACGGATTTAAAATTATTATCGGCTTGAATATTAATTATAATCGGATCCCAGTCTTTTCCACCATTCAACGTAAACTGAACATTCCCGTTGTCGCCAACCAATACAGCCAATCGGTCGTCGACTACATACACGTCGCGGATAAAATTTAATTCAATCTCAATAGTGTCGCCATCTAATCCAATACTCGTATTCCATATATTTCCTCCGTCATTCGTATATAATATTCGCTGTTTATATGGGCGTGCTGAAATAGTGATCGGCGTTCCAACCGCGACTCCATAATTTGGATGTGTGCGCGAAATACTCATTTTTATGATTTCGAAATTCGCGTGTTCCATCATCGATACTTCGCCGTTGGATATGTGTAATGGTCCATTCACATCGAGCACATAGTTATCTGCCAACGGTGCATGTGTATTGACTCCAACAACAGTTTTGTATTGTGTTTTACTATTTCCCGAAACCACGTTGATGGATGGAGTATATTTTTCGGGAGTATTGTATAAACCGATTGTACCCATTGTGCGATTGTTTTCGTATACTCCGCCACCGCCAATACCCAAGCCTTTTTTATTGGTAGACACGATATTGAGAAAGGTATTGGAAGACGCGTCATTTGAAACGAGCGACATTGCCGTGCCTGTTTTTTTGTTTGTATTCTTGTATGTATCATATAAATACGGTGTCGTACTGGATATGTCGTATACTACAACTGTTTCATTGAATAAATGATCGACTTTTGGATTCGCTATTGATGTATTCGAAATACTGACACTCGAGAGTATATTTGTATTGCGTGAAACATCTATCGTGATCGCTCCATCGGATGAATAGGATATGGTTGCGTCGGATATAGTCTCATTAATGTCGCGGTTATTATAAAACCCGATACTGGATGTGGTGGAATTGGACGAAATGGATATTCCATGATTGTCTACATTTCTCGCTATCACGTTAAAATTCGTTGGTTGCGAAGAATATACATTGATTGTATTGGAAGATATTCCGGAAATATCGAGAATAGCTGTCGCGTTTCGTTTGTTTATTCCAATATCTCCACTTGGGGTGGTGTAGATGTATGCTGAATTATCGCCTAACACAATATTTTCGTGTACGTATATATTTCCGAGAACATGAATGTTGTTGTCGGCAAGTATATCTCCGTTATATACATGTATATCACCGCTAATATCTACACCGGAACCAGCAAAAATCAATTCATTTGCTATAAATCGTTGGGTAGTGATTTGATTCGATACCGTAATAATATTTGCGCGTATAGTACCATTCACTACGGCGTCTTGTTTCACTTCTAGATCGCCACCAGATACAATAAACGTGCCTTTAAATCCTTGTCTTAATGTAAGCGTTTCGGCATCAACGGTAGTTACCGAAATATTGTTAAACCCGGGATTATCGCTTAGCCCGGATTGGTTGCTCATTGTATAGTATATTACAACAATATAATATACAAAAAGTATAGGTGACGATTATTGGCCCGACTTAGACCCCTTTTCTTTTTCACGGGAGGTATTTTGCATTCTTTTACGTGTTGTTCGACGAGATATTGATTTTGGTATTTTCCGAATACGTTTTTCCGTTTTTGTATAAGGGGTCGGCATTCTAACGATGGTCGTTAATGGGCTTACAAACGAAACCCGTTTGACTAAGGGTGTAGCCCGACTTGCCAAGGGTGTAGCCCGACTCGCCAAGGGCGTAGCCCGACTCGCCAAGGGCGTAGCCCGACTCGCCAAGGGCGTAGCCCGACTCGCCAAGGGCGTGGGCCGCATGGGCAAGGGCGTAGCCCGACTTTCTAAGGGCGTAGCCCGACTTTCTAAGGGCGTAGCCCGACTCGCCAAGGGCGTAGCCCGACTCGCCAAGGGCGTAACCCGATGATTCTCTCTGATGGTCTTCATACCGTTATTGTCGACAAGGTGGTATTGGTCTATGTTCGCGGTATTGGTATATGGGTTGAATACCATACGGTTTTCCATCATTTCGGCATCATAGGAAACATCCTTAGGGACGAATTTCGTTTTACATCGTGGCAAAGAGGAAGAATGTTTGTTCTTTTGGTGTTGTAATAATTCTAACAACACGGTAGATGGATGATTCGCACGTATCATTTTGTGGACGATATTGCTATACTATATTATACGTTTCGATATAAGTATTCGAAATATAGAACCACATAGCGAAACATCCATTAGAACGGGAACATACTATTGTCCTCTTTGCTAGCGGCTAGTCATTGTCCTCCTTTTTGGACAACCCGGCTTTTTCTTCTCGAGACAGTACGACCACGCACAGGAACACGTCGTCGGGTAGCCACAGATTTCCGCATAAACGACCGAATATTTGCCCGATGACTCATAATGGTTTTCACAATATCGCGATAAAATGGACGGTATTCGGGCATACGTTTTTGTAATTCGTCTTCGCAAAACCAATCAACCTTGATTTTTTCAAACAACCGACTATTGTTTAATAGGGTTTTGTTCATTCGTCCCCATAAAAACGCATGGTTATCATTAAAGTATTTCACGAATTCTAAATCATACGACATTGGAAAAATATGAATCGTGTAGGTGTTTTTGTCCTCGAATTCATATTTTATCTTGTATACGCCGTTTTTTCTTAATCGGTTTTTCAAATCTTGACGTGTTCCCAAGAATCCCGTCAATTCTTCGCTACCTTCCCGTGTGGCTGCGTCCAACGCGGATTCACCGGATTCCATTCCACCTCCGAAATCCGAAAATCCACTCGCGCTATCTTCCATCGGGTTCTCTTTTCCAAACAAAAAATACAATTTGTTCTTGTACAACGCAACCGGCAAAATACTCGCGGCAGGCATTTTATATACTATGTGTGTATTTTTCGATAATCCAATCAATACATCTTGATTACTTTCACAGAAGAAGTCGGCACATATGGTTCGGGTTCCAAGGATTGCGTATAATGGGTTTCGTAATTGCGTATATATGCTATCATCGTTTCGTGGGACATTTTCGGGAAAGAATCATAAAAAGCAATGACCGATGGATTGGCTTTGATTCGATGTGGATAAAATTCGGTCAAATACAATCCGTCTAAACTCTTAATACGAGACAACGCAACATAGGTTTGACCGTATTCGAAAATGTCCTTTCCTATATCGATACTTGCCATTTGTAGCGTAGCACCTTGTATTTTATGTATCGTAAGCGCCCACGCAAGACACAGCGGTATTTGGCTGACCGAAATACATGGATATTCTTCGGATTGACGATGAAACGGCACAATTTTCATCACTTTTCCGTTGGAAAATCGCACCAGTGGCACTAGCATCGTCGCG